GTCTACTGTTGTTAAATATTTTTTGATTCCTTTATCTGTTAAATAATGTGCTTGGTACATAAGTAAATAAGTTTATATCTGTGTCTATTAAAATTAGTTTCCTGTTTAAGTTTTTTTCTAGCCATTTACCCTGAGTATTATACCAGTCTAGAGCTTCCTTTTTAGTTCTGTAGTATCTGCTATACTCCTCTAAGTTTCCCTTATTATTATAGACTTTATAAATGTAAGGTCTAAATCTATCCTCCTTTCTCATTAACTAATTATTAGTTGCTTGTTCAAAATAGAATCTTTGTACTCATTGTAGAACTCTCTGCAATCTTTTACTCTTTGAGCTATTAGCTCTTCCTTTTCTGTATCTCTTTCAAATGAAATAGTGGTAACTCTTAAAAAAGGATCATGGCTATCTACTTTATGAATGCCTAAATTATCCCACTCTTTTAACAAATAGTCGGGAGTTGAAACCATGCAGTAGGCAAGTTCTGCCTTAGGTTTATCATAGAGCCACATATATGCTCTTAGTTGCCATTCATACCCAGTTTTAACTGTGTCTATATCCTCAGGAGATGCAGGGAACGTTTCTAAAGACCAACTAGATTTTATATCTATTATTTTATCCTCTGCGTTTATGTCACACTCACCTGTTATAAACTCGTTAGAGAGCCTTTCTGTATTCTTTAGGTATAAAGTACCATGTACCTCGTTATAAAGGTCTATACTCGTGTCCTCCATGTCTATTCCTTTGGTTAGGTATTTACTGTCTATTGTAGACTTGTAGCCAAATAAGTCTTCTTTTACTAATTCCTTAATATAGGTCTTGCAAGTTGCTGACAATGTTTCGCTTTTCTTTCTAGGGTTTGTCATTATTTTACCTAGTGCGCTGCTTCTAATTTTCATAATTTTAGTTTTTATTTGTTATAAGATATGGAAAAGAATGCTGTAGTGTAATCACCCCAAAGCGATAATTTTAAACCCTCTATTCCTTTAATTGTGTCTAAGTCTAACCAGTTAGCTTTTGTTTTTATAGCTACTATAGAGTAGTCGTATCCGCTATCTATTCCTCCCCATTTAAACTTGTGGTTATTTATTTCGTAAGTGAATTCTTTATCTTTCAATATAGACAATTTATGTAGTTGTTCGTTTAGTTCTAAGTGTGTCATAGCTTTTAGTTTAGTTCGTTATACCTTTTGATTTGCGCTTCTGTTATAATATACTTAGCTTTTAAATCTTTGCCCTCAGTTCCTTTTAGCTTTTCGGCTTGGGCGTCTGTTGCTGTGAACTTTCTTTTAGTTGGTTGTTTGTTTTCCTGAGTACCGCAGGCATCAACATCCTTGTCTGTAATAAGACCTAACATAGAACTAAGGCTGTATCTTCTCAGGTAGGTTACTCCACTCCCTAAAGTTTGGTAATCGTTCATACCTTTTAAACTAACCTGTGGGATCTCAGCACTACCCTGTATTTGCTCTCCTGACTTTATATGAAAGATAGTAGTAACTAAGTTCCTGCCATCTAATATTTGATAAAAGCCTAAGTCATGCTTTTTTAATAGTGGTTTAATTATTTTAAAAATTGAGTTGAGGTTAGAATAAGTATAATTAAATCCTTTTGTTTCCTCGTGGATAGTTGGCACTTCTCCCTGAAAGTCTGCCAATGCTTTGAATAGTGTTTTCATTTGTTTTGGTTTTTATGTTTATTAATTAGTTTTTGTTCTATTGCTTCTCTCTCTGTAGCGTGGTGTGAAATGTCTTTAATTGTGTGAGTTCCATTATCCCAAAAGTCTGTAGTAAATACTTCGTACAAGTCTTTATGTAATTTTTGCACCTCGCAAAGTGAATGTGTTAGTTTTCTTTTCATTAGTTAAATTTTAATTGTTTAGCCATTAATAAAGCTCCTACCAATATGTAAGAATACTCGTGTCCTTCTTGCTTGTACTTTTCTTTAAAAGTTTTTATCATAGCCTCAATAGCTACGCATTGAGACTCTGTTTTTAATGTTGCAATACTTTTGCAAATTTTGTTAAATGATGTTTCCATAGTTTTATAGTTTTTATTTAAGTGCTGTTACGAATGTTTTTACTATTTCAATTTCGTGAATAGAATCCCATTCCCGTAGTTTTTCAATACATTCTAATTCTGTATCACATTCAAATTGAAATTGTCTAATAGTTGTAAACTCCGTTTCAGTTTTCAAACCATCGTGAGCAAGCCATGCACTTGTCACAATTTCTTTTTCCTCTAGTGTAAATACCTTAAATTTCGTTTTCATAGTTTTATAGTTTAAAAGTTTTCAACAATATTATATATAAGTTTTTAGATAAAAAAATTTTGGAGGTAGTTTTTTTAATTAGGCGCAAAAAAAAGAGCTAACAACTAAATGTTAACTCCCTTTCCAAACTAAACTAAACTACGAATGAGCAAATATAATACTTTTTATTTAGTTACTGTTTTTAATGCTTATTTCTTTTGCCCTTTCGATTATATAATTGTCTATTTCTAAATCTGCTTTTGTGTACATTCTTACCATTTCCTCAAAGCTGTACATAATGTCGTGAGGGTCGTTAATAGGAAAGTAAGTGCTGTATTCAATCTCCTCGTCTGAAAGCTCTATTCTCGTCATTTGAAATAGTGTGTTAGTCTTGCTATTTGTCCATTTTCTTTGTGATGTATAAAGCCCTCTATTGCTTGTTTCGAAATATATCCATTTCTGTCGTGCCAACTATCCGCAGGGCTAGGGCTTCTCAAACTCTCTACAGTAACCCCGATGTAGTCCTTTGCGTTCTTATGATGTACATGATGCGTATAAACATAACGGTAGTCTGTTTCACTCCATAGTATTGGTCTTTCCGTAGCCATTAGTAATGGGAGGTCTTGGTTCTTTGCTCCATCTCCATGAGTAGAGCCGATTAAGTTTTTATGGTATTTAAAGTACTTTCTGTGTGCTATACTACAGTCAAAAGTTATGTTTTTACAATGTCTGAAATGGGTTTTAATTACATCGGCTAGGAAAAAGCCTGTCATATAATCGTGATTGCTAGGGTTAAATGTAAAGTGAACATCTGCTATTTGTATTAGTTGCTCAATTACCTCAACGTATAACCTTTTAGCATTTAAAAAGTTTTCATACCACATGCCATCTGTATCCTGTGGAGTTCCTGAGGTTGTATTTCTTTTAGGCGTGTCGGTGTGCAGTATATCATTACCTGCAATAAAGTTTATTTTGTCAATATTGAAACCACTAGATTTGTCTAAAATTCCCTGTACGCCCTCCTTTACTTGTCTAACTGCTACCTGTTGGTTGTATTCTTTGCCAGTTTCTAATATAGAACAGAGTTTTCCTATGTGAATGTCGGCCGGATCTAAAACTAATAAATGTCCATCCTCTGACTTTCTACGTTTTATAGTCGGGTACTTTGGAGAGTATTCTTGTAGCTCCTTAATTAAGTCCTCAGCAAATTTGTTTTTTGCTTCTGTTTTAAAATTAGGGTTTTTAAAGAATAGACTAGATTTATCTGTTTTAAACCATCCATGCTTAACATCGTCAGGGTTTATCCCTGCTGCTATACTCTCCTCCTTTATTCGCCTATAGTTCTCAATAAGGTTAATCTCATCTTTCTTTAATCTGAATCGCTTGTTTCCTTTCATAGTATTGCAAATATAATAAAAAACTAGCCCTTATAATTTCTCCTCAGAACCACAAAGAACAAAGCAGCAATTAAGACTATAAGAATAATGTTAAACCTATTGTCTTTTTCAATTACCTTTATTTTGTCGACTGGCACTAAAACCTCCTTAACAATAGTATCGCCCTTACATTCTACCTCGTGGTATATCTCTTGTCTTAAAGTGTCGTAAAAGTACCTTAAAAAAACTTTCTCATTGTTAACTACTATTGTACTATCGTGCCTTATAAAAGTGGCTGTAGTGTCGTGAATATAGCTTTCTATTATTACTGTGTCAACTACCTTAATAGTATCTTTAATAACTAACCCATGTTTGTAAGCGTAGTTCTCTGCTCTCTTTACTTTACGGTTAAGTCTGTTTTGTGGATTGCAGGAGATTAAGAATATACAAAGCAGTAGTATTCTCATTTTCTATTCAAGCCTATTAAAGAGTCTTTGCTTCTTAGTAATAATAAACCTAATGCAGCGACTGCTCCTGCTTCTGTTTCTGTGTGTCCTTTGCTTATGTATAAACTTACTGCTATACTTAGAATAGTTAAACCTAGCATTGTAGTTACTATTCCTGTTTTAAATAATCGTTCCATTTTGTTTTTTGTTTAGTCTATTTGAAAGTGTGCTCCGTCCTTTCCCCAAAGGTCTTGGCCCCAATTAAGTACTACTCCATGTTTTAAAGCTACCTCTTGTAAATGTCTTGCGATAGGTTCTAAGTATTTTAAATCCCACGAGGCTTGACTGTTTACATAAGCGTAGATGTCAAAAGCTCTACCTGTCATGTGGTAACTTTTAAGCGTCCATGTTATACGGCTTTTGTCAGGTCTACCCTCTATACCTACTATGCCCTTTTCGATTAGTTGCTCAGTTGTTCTACCTCTAGCATAAAGTTCTTCTTGTCTTCTGTAAGTCCTAAATCCTCCATCTCTAGGGATGCCAAAATCATAAGGCGAGTCCTTAATAGCCTCCTCTAAAATAGTAATAAGAATAGGCTTTATGTCCTTAATTCTCTCCCTACTTCTTTTGCTAAATCTATACATTTATTTATTTATTAAAATGTCTAACTTTCCGTTGATAGTGGAGATGCCTATTTTGACTTCAGATAATTCTTTGTTTATAGTGTCTAGCTCTGTTTTGTTTTTTTCCTCGTTCTTTTCCATTCGGCTGTGTATACCTGAGAACTTTTTAAACATTACCGACTCGTTTTTATCTATATCCTTTTTCATCTGTCTTATCTTATCCTCCTGACTCTTATCGCTCATTACCATTTTCCAGTAAAACCCCAAAGCAGAGCCAACACCCACCACAATATAAATGACATCTTTTAAACTAAAAATCGTATCCATCGCCACCATTCCGTATCTGTATTTTATTTAGTTATTTTTTTGCTTCTACTTTTTCTTCTATCGGCTCGCTCCATTTGTCTGTAGACATTAATTCAAGACATTCTGCATGACTTAAAACTTGTAAAGGAATAACAGAGCCATCTGCAATAAAAGTAGGCTCTTGTTTCTGCCATTTAATTACAAATTGAGTATTGTCTAAACTTAACCGAATAGTGTATTTTGATGTTTCTTGTATTTCAGAGAAATCAATTAACTCTAAATCAGTTATACTTATTATTGCGTATGTTTTTCTATTTGCTTTCATTATACTACATCTGTTGAGTAAATTGGGCTATTTACTAATGTTCCATCATTTCCTCCACTACCACTATCTGTTGCAGTTGTTCCACTTCCCTCCTCAAATCTCCACCATCCTAAAGGGCTAAGGCTTGATAAATCTGTTGGCGCTGATGAAATGCTTGTTATTTCTGTTGGCGTTAGTACTTTGTTAAAATAAGCTGCTTCATCTATAAAACAATCAATCAAATACACGCTTGATGTTTTACCGCCTAAAAGTAAAGATTGGTTAAAAATTGCGTAAGAATAAATAGTTTCATCATAATCTAAAACCCCATCAGCATACATTTTTAATGCGTATGTTGTAGAATTGTATGTTACTGCTATATGATGCCAATTTCCATCTGATAAATCTATCGTTCCTTTTACTAAAGTACCACTACTATTTTTTGAACGAAATGTTAATTTTGTAGTAGGATGATAATACAAATAAGAGCCTACAAATTGCTGATTTGCAACAGCTGAAAAAGCAACATAATTCCTATAATTAGTTAAAGATGCAGTCGTTTTAAACCAATAGGAAATAGAGAAATCTGTGGCTAAACCTGAAATACCTGTATCAACATAATCATCTATCCCATCAAATTCTAACGAATAAGTATTAGTAAAGCCTCCTCCACCTCCTGAGCCTACTACTAGACTGCTGTTTATTTTATAGCCGTATCCGTACATAGGCTTACTTTAAAATAGCTACTACTGAGCCACTTGTTAAAGTTATTGCTGAAAAGTAGTCTCCTCTCTGTGGTGTTATTAGCACTCCTGCCTTAACTCCAGTCGCAGGGGTTGTGATATAAGAAGATAGTACATCTGTAGCTGTATCTCCGTTAACCTCTATCCTAGCTATTACTGTGTCCTCTGCTACGTAATAAGAGTCTGCATTTAATACTTTCTCTGCTGTGTCGTTTATTACTACGACTCCGTTAATTGCTATTAATTCTCCTGAATTTGTCATTTTTATTTATTTATTAATTTTGTGGTATTTGGCACTCGTTATATTCTAAAGGTTGTTTAAGTTGCATGGACATTGTCCACCCTGTTAATGTGTCATCGAATCGTTCTGTAAAACTGCTTATGCTCCCTGTCTTTTCTATTTTTACAAAATTCCAGTTGTCAGTATATAGCTTTTCAAAGTATGCTATAGTATCTAGTAAGATTAGTAAGGTATCTGACTTAACCTCTGTTTCTATCGTTCCTTCGTTTGCTTTGTCCATTACAAGGATGTTAAAACCGTTTGTTATAAAACCCTCTCCAATAGTCGCAGGGCTATCCTGAACAAATAACAAAGGGTAATTAAAGTCTTTTAGTAGAGAATCGTGCTGTACTACTTCCCATAAATCACCGTTACCGAACTCGTTTATTTGCTTGTGAGCATTTGCGAAGTCCTGAAACTGTTTTATCATTTGGTTGTACGTTATCTTCATTTCTAAACTTTCTAAGTTTTTTGTCTACTATACTAAATTTCTTTACTTTATTTTTAGGCATATCTTTTTTTAATCGTCACAGCAATCTCGTAAGTAATCAAAGCCACTACCTCTCATTTTGCCTCCTCCTAGATACAAGCCACCTGTGAAAGCTGAGTTGCTAGGAAAGATGTCATCTGTATCTGAGTTGCTAGTATATAATGGGAATAATGTATGGTTCGCTACAAGGTAATTAATTATGTCTTCGGCAAACATCTCAGCTTTATCTCGCCACCTGTTTAATAAATGGTTTAAATCGTCGAAAGAGGTTGCTTGACTGTTCTCTGATGTCTGCTGTACTACTCCTTTGTTTCTGTACTTAAATGATAGAATTGGAGTCATCTCGAAAACTAAGTATTTAAGTAAGCAAGGCGCTATATATGTATTAACTAAAATTAAGTCGTTTCCTGCGAGAGTTCCTGCTGCTGCTTTGTCTATAATATCATCGAATAAATTAGTGCCTAG